CGAGCTGGTTTTGAATAGATCGCACCCAAGGATCGTTATTGGGCATAAGGAAACGTCGGGTGTCGCCGTCCATTGTCTTGAGTAACGAACCTTCAATCCACATAACAATTTCATCTTGCCGTTTTGGGTTTTTACAGGTGTCTTTATCCTCGAGATCGTCAGCAACAATGTAGTTAGGCCGAATAGGACCGCGGCGCAAACCACGGGCATCTTGACCAACACCAATTGCCTGACCAATAAATCGACCGTCTTTAGTCTGAAAGTCGCCACTTTCCCAAGTGCCGGCATTAAACTGGTCGCCAAAGTAATGGATGAGACGTTGGTTGCTTTGAAACTCGGCACGAACATCGTCGAGCAGGTCACAAGCTTTCTGTTCGTTATTACCAACAATTACCTCGTAAACAAACTCGCCGTTAATCCATAAATCGATTGGAATAATAATATCGCACCATACCGACTTAGCAAGGCCACGCCCCCAGCGTACCAAGCGGCGCATGACCTTATTTTTAAGGACAGCCTTTGCTAATCGGATTTGAAACCAAGCTGGCTTGGATGTGGCATAATGTGGGAATAAGAATTCGCACATAAAAGCCTGATCTTTTTTTAACCGGTCGATAACGGCCTCTTTTTCTTCAGGCGTTTCGAACGGATTGATATACGTGCCATCTTTTATGACTCGAAGCCTTTCGAGATAGCGTTCTTTTGCTTGTTTATCGGCTATGCGCATTACATGCCGTATTTAATTGATGCATCGTGAATGTGCTTTTCCTGAAAGTCGAGCGTTTGCATGAAGAGCTTAGGATTATAGTGCTGAAGGGCTTCAAAAATGCTTTGCATCACTTCTAGGTAAGTGGCCAGTGGAATTTTAGCTTCCTTGTTAATGTCGCGTAGGGTTTTGTTCCATTTCGAAACGGCATCGTCAATTTTACTGATGTTTTTCCGGGTTTCTTCAACCAGCTCTTTGTTGGCTTCTTTTTCAGCCACTACAAGCTGCCTGCCCAACACAATGCGTTCAGCGGCCAAATCGGTAATGATGTTTTCAATGTTTTCGATGCGCTTGTATGGAGACGTATTGCGGGCATCGCGCTCTGTTTTCCAATGGTATTTAATTACCCAGGCACTCATTGTTTTTTCGCTCACTCCTACAAGTCCGGCTACCTCGGCAGCTGTTTTCTTTTGCTCTACATATAAAATGTGCGCCGTTTTGCGCTCGCGTTCCTTGGCCATTTTTTACTATTTATATTGGCAAAATTCAGGTTTCCATGCGCGGGTAAAAAGTAATTGTGGTAGGGTTGCACAGATGTTTGAAACCGTTGCACTAAAGTTTGTTAGCTGGTTTTTTTAGATTGAATTTTGGCACGAATTAACGCGATAACGCATAACAATTAACTCGAAATTCATGCCAGCACCGTACTCATTTGTACTATCAGACGAAAGCTTGAACAGCTACGGTTTTCGATTCCTGACCGATGGGATTGATACCAGTCTTTTCGAAAAAAACCCAATAGCACTATGGGTACATGCCCGGGCTTATGGGTGGAATAAAAATGCTGAGCCACTCCCAATAGGTAAATGGGTAAACATTCGGAAGGATGGCAAAAAATTGGTTGCAGACCTTGAATTTGATGAAGATGATGAGTTTGCGCTTTCTCTTATGCGTAAGGTTGAAAAAGGCATCATTAACATGGTTTCGATAGGTGCCAGGGCCATAACCACAAGCGACGATCCTTCGGTATTGATTAAAGGACAAACCCGCCCAACGGTAGTTCAATCGCTTTTGATGGAATGTTCATTAGTTGACATTGGAGCCAACCGAAATGCGCTGCGCTTGCAGGATGAATTTGGTACCGACATTAACCTTAGCGACCGCGATGGAAACCACCTTTTACCATTACTCTCAGACATTCAACATTTAAACAATGATATGGAATTACAGGAACAAATAATTCAAGTGCTTAAGCTGAGCGACAAAGCAACGCCGGCTGAAATCCTGTTGGCTTGTCAAACAGCTGCGGCAAATAGCCTAAAGCTTGCTGACTTGCAAGGACAGGTAACTACGCTCACCACCGCAAAAAGCGAGTTGGAAGTGAAGTTGAAGGGTTTTGAAGATGCCGAAAAAGCAGCTGAAGAAACCAAAAGAGTGGAGCTGGTAGATGGTGCAATTGCCTCCAAGAAGATTACAGCCGCTCAAAAAGAGACCTATTTAAAGTTTGCTGAAGCTGACTTTGAAGGAACTAAAACCATTTTAGATGGGATGCAAGGTGTAACTGAACTGGGTTCGGGAAACACACCAGCAGATGTGAAATTGAGTGCGTTTGACCAACGCATGGAAGAAATTCGTAAAAACAATAACAAATAAGCAATATGCCTGAAAATGTTACCATTGAAACCATCTATTCCGCCGAGGTTGTAGATGCGTTATTGACCAGGGCGGCCACTACCAACCAGTTGGTAGAAGGTGGCCACATACACATTGAGCCTAATATTTCTTCAAAATTGGCAATGCCCCGTTTCCGCATTGGTGAAGTTTTGCAGAAAGTGATTGAGCAACCGACCGATGAAGATGCACAAGGCAATTTTTCTGCCGATGAGCGTTATTTAGAACCTGAAGAATTTATGGCCTTTACCACGTTTAACCCTAAGGTTTATGCAAAATGGTGGAGGCAATACCAACCCAAAGGAAACCTTGTATTCCTTGAACTGCCAACCAATGTGCAGAATACCATGTTGGGCGAATTGGCCAAAACCGTAAAATTCGAGCTGGGGAAACACTTCCTTACTGGTGTTAAGGGCGATGGGAAAACCGAACTGTTCAACGGTATAATTTATCGTTGTTTGAACGACGATGACCGTGTTGAAATTGAAAACCCAGTGGCTTTGACCAAGGCGAATATTTTCGACAAAATGGGGCTTATCCTCAAATCAGTACCCGAAGAAATCAAAGAACACCCCGATTTGAAATTCTTTATGAGCAATGCCGATTTTGAAAACAAATACGACACTGCTTTGACAGAACTCACCACCAAGGGTGTTGACGTGACCGAAATGGCCAAGAAGCAATTCAAAGGCCGTAAGATTGTGACCCTATCAGGATGGCCTGAAAACCTTATCATTTGCACCATTTCAAACATGGATGTTGAATCGAACTGGTGGGCTGGCATTGGACTATCGAGCGATCAGGACGCTATTCTTATCGACAAGCTGACCAATGCGGGTGAACGCTATTTCTTCAAAATGAAGATGAAAGCCGATACCCAAGTTATGTGGGGAGACTACAACATTATTTACGACGGACGTAATTAAAAACCAGAGGAAGTAGGGGCGGCCCCATGTAGCGCGGCTGAAAGGCCGCCCTGTGTTTCCACAAAAAATTGATACGATGAAAAAATTCATTCTATTACTTATGGCCTTTATGTTGCTGATGGCAACGGCAGAGGCGCAAAAATTGGAAAGCGCAAAGCCCTACGGCTCGAAAGGGCTTTATACGCTAACGCCAACCAACGATACAATTACAATTGTGCCCAAGTATTCGGCCAGTGCGTATGTATGCCCGGTTGATACCAACCTGTATTTCTTTGTGGATACAACCGCATCAACTCCGCTAAACCTTTTGTATTTCAAATTTACAAGCGATGAGACAAAGCGGTACCTCTATTTTAAAACAGGATTTGAGGGTGTTTCGGCTGTAGACTCAATAGCGGCCAATAAGACCAAGGTATACAATTTTATGACTACCACAGCCGGAAAGTTTGTGCTGTTGGGTAAAAGTGCAGAATATTAACTAAAAGACACAGGAATCAAGTATCAAGACACAAGACGGAAGTCTGCAATCTTGATACTTGATACCTGATACTTAATTCACAATTTACGAACACAAACTCCAAAATCCGTGGGCGAAAACCAAAACATAGACCTTCAGAAACTGTCACAGCGCGAACTGCTAATAGTGACTTACCGAAAGGTAGAGGAACTGTCGACAGCCATGAGCGAACAGACAAAAAAAGTTGAAGCGCACGAGGTTAAACTGGCGGTAATCGACACCAAGGTAAAAACATGGGCGGCGCTAGTTGGAGCTGGCGTAGCTATTGTTATCGAAATCATTTCAAAACTGATCAACAATTAAATCATGACGAACAAGGAGCTAAAAAAATATTTTGAAAAACGGCCATCGGTCGACACTCTCTATGTTGTTGGCGGCATTGTTTTTACTGAACCAGGTGTGGCTTTAGGCTATGCAAGTCAGTTTGGGCAAGTTTGCGAGGTACATAACCGGGGCGATGAAGATAAACCGGAGAGTGTAAAAATGGAGACCGGAGAAACGGAAACAGGAGAAATGGAAACCGGAGAACAGGAAATAGAAGCGCCTGTAACCGTTGAACCAGTAACCGCTGAGCCGGTGACAGCTGAACCAGTAATTGCTGAGCCAGTTGTAAACAAGTCGAACCGTAAAAGGAGCTAAACAGTGAATAATTTCAGATTGGCATACGATAAAACACTTGGTCATGAGGGCGGATATTCATTCGATCCGAACGATCGCGGCGGCGAAACCTACAAGGGCATCAGCCGGGCTAATTTTCCTAAATGGGGCGGATGGTTAATCATCGATCACATCAAGGAAAATACAACCAGTGTTGATCTTGAAACAAATCTCAATGCCGATGCAAGTCTTCAGCTGATGGTTGAACGTTTATACCTTGATTATTTCTGGACAGCTCTCAAACTTGACAGTTTTGATCAAGATGTGGCGAATGAAATTTTTGACACAGCCGTAAATCAAGGTCAAAAAACAGCGGCCAAATTTTTTCAGCAAGCATTGAATTTGCTAAATAATAACCAAAAGCACTATTCGAATATAGCTGAAGATGGAAGCATAGGACCAGGAACGCTAAAAGCTTACGAAGCCTATATGCTCACGTCTCGTTTTCCCGGAAGATCAGAAGATCGAAATATAAGAATGCTACTAAAGGTAATGAACGGGCTTCAATTTGAACGCTATGCCGATATATGCAAGGCAAATGAAGGTCAGGAAATGTACTTATATGGCTGGATTAACCGGGTGTAAAAACAAGAACTACAACCGCATTGAACGCGGGTGCTCTATGACTAACGGGTTTAACCCGGTTATGCTGAAGCAAACTATAAGTTTTGAAACAATAAAGAAATGGCAGGGAAAAACGAAAAAAGCGATTCAATCATGTCTCAGGCTTTTAAAAAATTAGCGTCGGCTCCGAGTAAAGCAGCCGAGGCGTATAAGAAGCCAACACCCGTGAAGTGGCAAAAGATTGGCTTAGCCCTTGATGACCTTTCTAAAATCGCTTCAGGCGCAAGTATTATCGCCGGAAACCCATACTTAGCGTTTGGCGCATTGCTGATCGGCTGGGTAGGACGGCAGTTAACAAATTTTGCATCATAAAATTTTATAAGATGATAAATACTGAATTAATCAAGGGCATGGCCAAAAAATTGGATTCACTGCTCGATTTTACGAAGATAATCCCGAATAAGATTGCAGGTGCCGCAGCCGAGATGGCCGATGGTTACATCTTCAATGCCGGGTTATCGTACCTGAATGCCAAATTTGGCGAACGCATACCCACAGGGTACGTCGATGAGGTTGAGACTATGATTGCCGCCTTCAACGATGGCGACTATACCGGAATGTTGGCCGCTGTGCCGCAAGGTTTCGACCAGGCGATCGACATTAAATTTATGGACGATGATTTTGAGGCTATCTTCATCGCCACCAACTTTAATGCCGCTGTTCAAGCAGCTTTGTATTACGCAAAAATCAAAACTCTATCATGAGCTTACCAGAAGTAACAATCATTATTGGCAACGGCGGCCTAGGTGGCGTTGAAGCCTTAAAAGACGGCGTAGCCGGAATAGTTGTTTCGTGCGTTGCGGCGCCATCGGCCTCGTGGGCTTTAGGAACTGCTAAGCAGTTTTTCTCAATTGACGAGGTGAAGGATGCCGGGTTAAATTCGGCTTACGATACAACCAACGCAACCAACGCGTATGCGCAAATAGCCGATTTCTACAAGGTAGCCGGTGACGGTGCCGAGTTATGGGTTTTGCCAGTGGCTAAAACTGAAACCATGGAAGATATTTGCGACGCGGCAAGTGTGAATGCTTACGCGAAAAAATTGATCGATGCTTCCGACGGAACAATCAGGTTACTCGGTGTAACCAGAGTGCCCGATGCCGCTTATGAACCCACATTTGTAGCAGGTCTCGACGATGATGTAATTGCCGCATTGACCAACCTTGAGGCTTTGGCCGATAGTAAAGCTGCGCTGATGGAACCGTTTGTTGGTATTGTCGAAGGCCGCGCTTACCAGGGCGATACTGGCGACATTGAAGATTTGAAAGGATTGGGCTTTAACCGCGTTGGCGCAGTGATTTGCGGCGGGGGTTCGGCCACAGCTCCAAGCTTTGCAAAAAGTGCCGGTGTTGGCTTACTCCTTGGTCGTTTGGCTGCTGATCCTGTAATGCGAAAAGCTGGCCGTGTTAAAACAGGGGCTATCCCAGTTGTT